GTCGATCAAATACATCGAATAGGTGAGGAAGCGGCCCAGCTCGAACGAATCCTTGAACGCCGCCAGCATGCCGAATTTGTTGGAGCCGGTGGTGCGCCACTGGTAGGCCAAGGTCTGCTGCATGCTATCGGGGCGCGAATAAAGGAAATGCCGCATCATGGTGAAGACGTAGCGCAGATCGTATTCAATCTTGCCGTCAGGGGTGCGGTCGACCATCTGGGTGGCGTCCTGGCGCAGCTTGTTCATTTCGTTGAACACCGCCTCGCCCGGCCCGGTGATTTCGAGGTTGACCATCACGTTTCGATAGTAACCTGCAAGGTGACAGAGCGCCCAGGCACATTGGTACGTCGAGATAAGCGGAGAAACGAATTCGGCCACCTGGACCACTCGATCGGCGTAGCACCGAGCGACGACAATAACTGATCGATCAGCTTCATCTCCCGATCCGTAAGCGGGATCGCACCCGATCGCGTAGTGGCCGGTGGCATCAGCTTCCTCCCAGACTTTCAGCTCGGCGCGCGGATTGCGCATGGCGATCACCTGGGTGTCGCGCCAGTGGTCGCCCATCTGATACTTGAACGGCATGAACTTGACGGTGCGGGCGATCTTGGCGGCGTTGGTCAGATGCAGCGAGGAGAAGAACTGCGTGCCGGTGGCGACGAAGGCGTCCTCCTCCACCCACGGGAACATCTCGTCCATCTTGTTCTGGTCGCCGTGGTTCTCGGTATCGAGCTTCCAGCGGTACCAGGCGATCTGGTTGTGGGTGACGTTGAAGCCGTAGCGTTTGGCCACCTCGTTCACCCGCCGCCGCTCCAGTCCGGTCAGCGCCGACTGGTGGCCTTTCGGCATGAACATGCTAAAACGCTCATCCTCATCATGAAAGGCATAGTCATCATGACGCCACCAGCCGACGAAGATGCAGCAGATAGTTGGATCGTCCTTCCCATCACGCCACCGCTCCTCCCAGAAATTGAAGCCATTTGCAGTCGTTTCTTCGATTTTGAGACGGTGCGGGTAGTGCGTGGACATGGTGGCGGAAAGCTCATTCAGATCATCGGGACTACCCCAGAAGGCCACCTCTGTCGCATGTATAAAATTGTTGGCGCTGGATCGCCCGAGGCCGCCCTTCGTTTTCTCCTTGATGCCGGCGACAAGATATTGGAGCAGTGAACCGTTTTTCAGCACGATCATGTCGCGGTTTTCCGAATCCCATTTGATCTTGTGGGTCTTCGGCAAGCCGGAGAAAAATATCTTGATGGTGTTGCGGAACAGCGCCTTGGCCTGGTCGGTGTGGGTGACGAAGGCGCCGAGCAGGCCGTTGTTTTCCATCGCCCAGAACAGATCGAGGGCGATGAAGAAGGTGGTCATGCCGAGCTGGCGGGCTTTGAGGATCAGGAAGGTGGTGACGCCGCGGTCGGTGGCGGCGCATATCTGGTCGAGCACGTAGGTCTGGGTGCCGAGCAATTCCATCGGCACCATGCCGTAGTCCTTGGTCTGGATGCGCAGCATGGCGCAGAAATCAAGGAACCGCTCGCGCGGGAACGGCGCGACCTTCTGCGGCGGCCCCCGCCGCATCATTGCTGTTTCCACCAATCAACAAAAGAGCGAGTGCATGCCTCGCACAAGTCACCCCTGTAGGAAGGTGGAACCAGAGATTCCCCACTGGAATACTGACCTTGAATGCTCGCCCATTTCGGTGATTCGGACCCCGCCTCCAAGGTCACCTCATGCCCGCAGCGGTCGCATGTGTGGGTCGTTGAGGTGTTAACCCTGCTGCTCATCGGCCGCCTCCCGCATGGCCATGTAGGTCAGCCCGAGCGCCATGCGGAGCTGCCGTTCGTTGGTGACATCGAACGACTTGCTGATGCCGCCTTCGCGGCCGGGCCAGTGCAGCCGCAGCATCTGCATGAATTTTTCCACGCCGGCATCGATCACATAGCGCGGCGGCAGCTCGACGGTGGCCGGCTCGCCCAGGTCGGGCGCGGTCGGTTCATCTTCGGCGTCAGGAAAGCGGATCGGACCTTTACGCATCAATGTCCTCCAGGCGGGCGCCCGTCCCGTCCATCCTTGTTGCGTTCGAGCTGCCGAATCCTGTTCTCGTGGTCATTCAGCTCGCCGTTGAAGCCCACCAGCCGGTCGTTGATTTCCTTGCCGCGTTCGTCGAGGATTTCCAGCTTGGTGTCGTGCTTGTGGACCGAGCTGGAGATGTCGTCGCCGGTGGTGACAATGCGCGCCAGCGCCCAGCCTCCCACCGCCACCGATGCGGTCAGCATGGCGCGGAAGCCCCACGCCATCATCTCGTTCAATACGGGACTAAAAACCTTGCCATCGCCATTCCCCATCCTTGGTCTCCATAGTGCCCGCTTGCCTCGCAGGACTCCCGATGGCTGGGAACGCTATCAGGGGAACAAGCGAAAGTTAAGCCCCACTTTCTGCACCGCAATATTGTAGTTGGCGGTGGAGGTGACCAGCGGCACGCCGTTGGGACCGGCGATCGACAGCGCCTTGCCGCCGAGCTGGTAGTAATCGCCTTCGATGAAGATCGAAGTGCTCGACGTGATCGCGTAGGCCAGCCCGCCGCCGATGTCGAAGCCCACCGAGGTGTCGCTGGCCGCCGCCGCCAGCGTGCCGAACTGCAGGTTCGGCTTGGCGCCGCCGAACGCCAGGCCGCCGGTCAGGTAGGCCAACAGCCGCGGATCGAGTGTGTAGCCGACCACGACATTGGCGTCGCCCAGATAGTTGGTGGCGTTGGAGACCGACAGCCCGGACAAGGTCAGCATCGAGACCGCGCCAGAGCCCTGCATGTTGAGCCAGCCGATGTCGCCGCGCACGCCGAGCACCCACGGCGAGGCCGGCGCCTGGTACAGGAAGGCGACGCCGCCACCGACCCCGAAGCCGTGCGGCGCCGAAGCCAGATCGATGGTCACCGGCCCGGCCTGGGTCGCCATGTTGGTGAAGTTGATGCCGTAGTCGCCAAAGCCGGAGAGATAGAGGCCGCCCCAGGAATAGCCAGCAGCAACCGCGACCGGAGCCTTCGTCACCCGTAGGTCGGCCGCGGCTGCCGACACCGTCAGCGGCAGTGAGACCGCCAACGGCAACAGAACTTTGCTGATGAGTTTCATTGGTGTCCTCCTGTTGGTGGAGCCGGCGGGTTGCTTAAGCCCGCATCCTGGCCATCCAGTCCGCGTTTTAGCTATCGGCGGCCCCAACAGGGTGACAAAAATACAACGATCAAGAACTATTTTGCCGTCTCTCCGGCTGTCACGTCTGCGGCTGCCCTCGGGCTTATCTCATCGAATCAGTCCGACCCGGCAGTCTGTTGCTCCTCCGACCTAGCTGGTCGACGTTCACCGTGGCATGTCCACGGAGGCAGTGGTCCCGACACCAGCGGTTCTTCGTGCCGGGCTTCCCAGAGCTAAAACCCCGCGGGAGCATTCGTTACGCCGTGATCGGCGTCACCGGGGCATTCGGGTCGAGATGAGCGGCGATCACCTGGGTATTGGCCGCGCTGCCGACCGGATGGCCGAACGCATCTTCGACGGCGCGGGTGGCCTTGATGATCATCGGGATCGCCGCCGTGATGGCGCCGACATAAGGCCCGAGGCCGGGGATCAGGAACAGCAGCGGGCCGAGCTTGCTGGCGACGTCCTCGGCAATGTTGATGTCGTTTTCGAGCGCCGACAGATCGATGGTGGTCATGCGATGATTTCCTCTCCTGGAACTACAAGCGGCTTGCAGTCGGCCACCCCGCCCGCAAAGAGCTGGGCCTCCAATGCGCGCCGCCGCCGCAGATCGACGACATTGGGCCACAGCCTTGCCATAGCCACAATCTCACCGATGATCAAGGGCCACTGGCCGCGCCGCATCATCCCGGTGATAGCAAACATCTCGCGGTACCGCGGCAAGGTCGAGCTGAAACCGGAGATGCCGCGGTTGTAGCCGATCGACAGCAGCGCGCCGGCACAGTCACCCGACAGGTGATCCCAATTCGGCAGCGCCTTGGCCATGCGCACCTCCCATTTCGGCAGCTCGCGATCGATGAATTCCCGCAGCGCCTGGTCCCATGTCACTGTCACGTCCAGCCGGTTGCGCAGCACGAAGATGTGCGCCATGTCACCGACCTTGCCGACCCCGTACAAGATTTTCTGGAGCGTTGCATCGTCAACAATACCAGTCCAGTCGTCCAAGCACTCATCATGCGTCACGTAACCACAATCATAGCCGACCCCAATGGTCGGCCCTGAGGCGCCGCCCGGCCAGTCCCAGTGGTTCTCAGTCTTGTTGTAGTAGGCCTCGCTGCCGTCCTCCTGCGCCACAATTAATTCAACCGCCTTCTGTGAAATCGTCATGGTCGCCTCCGGTCAGAGTTTTTCGTAGGCGTCAAGCTCTGCCTGGGAGAGCTGCCCGTACATGCGCTTGTGCTCCCGCTCCACCGCCTGGCGCAGCAACGGCATCAGCTCGTCGACATCCTGCAGCGCGCCCTTAAGGTCACGCGGATAGAAGCCCAAGATGCTGGTCACCAGCACGTTGACGATGGCGTTGTAGGCCACCACGGCATCCTGGCCGTGCAGTATCGAAGCGATCCGATGATGCATCTTGCTGGTCTCTTCGCTGGCCATCTCAAGCTCCACCATGGTCACAATCCCTTCGCGATATAGGTCGCCTCGAACGGCGGCTGGCTGCTCTTGTGGCGGTCGACGCTGATGCGCCCGGTCTGCACCAGCATGTTCATCTCGTCACGCACCTGCATCATCATTGCATAGTAGTCGGGCGGCTGCTTGGACATCGCCTCGAACGGCGTGCCGCGGTAGAACCGCAACATTTCGCCCGGCTTGAGCTGCCGCAGGCGATTAATCGTGTAGAGCATGTTTCTTTTCCAACTCCTCGATGCGTCGCTCCAGTGACCTAATCCAAGTCAACAGCTCCGCGATCACCAGTGGCATCGGCATTTCCTTGCCTTCATCCAAGGCCCGGAGAGCTTCGTCCATGCTTGGCTTGTAAACCATTTCAGTCCGCCAGCTCCCAATCGGTCGCCAATAGATCGGCCTGCGAGCACAGCCACGGCACCACGTAACCCTGCGCCGTCTTCATGTCGACGTGGGCGTGGTAGACGACATCAGTACCGACCAGCTCCGGGCAGGCCTTGCCCATCGGCTTGTCGGCCGACACGACAAAGGTCGAGCCCGGGCACCAGGAACAGATACATGCCCTTACCGTTCCAGCCGGCGCGGCGCACGCGGTTGCCGTTGTGCATCTCCTTAACTGCCCATCCGATGTTCATTTGCTTTCGCCTTTCCATAGTTTCAGGAGGTTGGGCCATTTCGCCAGGCTGTCCTGGTCAGCCAGGTTGGCGCATTCGATGAGCTGCAGCGCGCGGGTGGTGGCGGCGTTGTGCCAGCCGAATTTGTTGAAGCGATACTCCAAAAAGCAGTCGCCCTCGCCCAGCTTGACGTACTCCAGGACCTTTGGCCGATCGAGCAGGTGGAACAGATAGGCCAGCTCCTCGGCCTCCCTGCCGAATTGGTCGGCCACCCAGGCGCGGTTGGAGGCATGCGGCTCCAGTAGCACCTTGGTGAAGGCGTTGGTGCCGTAGATCGAATGCAGCCCGCCGGCAGTGGCAACCTGATGGGTGATGGAGTCGTGGCCCCCCACCTTGCCCTTAAGTAGGTCGTAGCACCGCATCAGGTGATCGTGCAGCGAGCCGGTGGAGTGGTCGATCGCCAAGGCGCCGACATCGCGCAGCCAGCTTGAATGCTTCTCGAACGCCTGATCGCGCGCCGGCCGGCACTTGTACATCAAGGTGGTGCGCAGCGCCGTGCATTTGCGGCTGACGGCGCGGGCGGCGTGCCGCATGTTGGACGGCAGCACCAGCACCCGGTTAGGACGCGGCAGATACGACCAGTAGGTCGGCCCGTTGGTGCAGACGGTCTCGCCGGCCCAGTCCATCATCCATTCGTCGCAGATGTAGATGATGACGGTCAGGTCGCCGTCGCGGTCGCTGTCCGTGTGAAAATATCCGTCAGTCCCGTAGGTATAGCCGTTGGCATAGCAGCGAATGAGCTTTGCTCCACCAACAACATTCATCGGGAGATGGGGGCTGTGGCGCAGAAACTTCCAGCCGTCAGCCAGATCGGACCATTGCACCGGCGCCACATCCAGATAACCGGTCAGATCAGCCAGATTATGGGTCGAGTCATGGATCGGCTTCCACGACCAGTGCCCATGTGGATCAGTCTTGCTGTTGGACTTGGAGCCGTAGCTCATCGGCGCCGCGCGCACCGTGTTGCGCAGGTTATCGTACATATCGGCCGGGAAAAAGTTGTCGATCAGGATGGGATTCATTTGGCGATTGGACCCATGATCTTGACGAAATGACGGTGGCAGACGTAGCTGGTCAGTAGATGCCGAAACTGTCGCGGATCATCCCACTGGATCACTTCCCCAATCTTGTGCTCGGCCGGCTCGCCGCAATAGCACTTCTTGCCCCGGCATGACTTGCTGACAAAACGATCGGTCATCATTTCAGGCTCCCCAGGCGCTGGCGGCCGGCGTCGAACACTTCCTGGCTGGCAAACCCTTGCCTGACCATCCTCCGGCGCAGGCTGCGGGGGAACTTTAGGAAATTCAACCTACAATCAAACTCCCGGCAGATCACCGGGGCGCGCTCGTGGATGGTGCAGCCGGCGGGGCCGAGATAGACACAGTTGTTGTCGGCGTCGCGCTTGAGTACCGGCTCCATCTTCTTGGTCAGCGGGTTGAAGTCTTCGCTGGTCTCGTAGCTCGCCACCACATCGCCGCACTCGGGATGCAGGAAGATCGCGTCACCGCGGCAGCAGGCGGTGCAGCCGTTACAAGGGACGTTGGTGCGGTTGATCATGTCTTTCCTTTCGAGAAAGTCCCGGCGTCGGTCTTGGGCCAAACAAACCAAAGGGGCGACGCGACCCAGAAAACCTTCGCCCGCGAGGGCCACGACCCGCCGGGTAGCCGTGCGAAAGGGCGTCGCATGCCGAACCTAACCACCTGGTTATCGCTTGACAAGCTCATAGGCGTTGTCCGGTGAATTGCCGCCCGGAAACTTTGAAATCCTGTAACCGGTCTCCTCCAGCATGTCGTTGATCTGCATGACATGCGAGCGCACGGTGTTGTGGGTGATGCCCAGGCGCTCGGCAACACTAGCGCAGGAGATACCAGCCTCACCGGCGCTCCTGATCAGATCGAAGATTTCGGCGCGCCGCGGCGACATATAGACCCCGAGCCGCAACCCGCGGATCGGCTGGTGGCAGTGCGGGCAGGTGGCGAGCTTGGTCATCATGTCAGCCCAGAAAATCGGCCCCCGCAACGTGCCGCGGAGGCCGAGTGACTACAGGGAAGAAACGTCATGCGTCTGACAACCGCCCTCGGTCAGGAG